CTGGACGCGCCCCACGCTCGTAGCGCGAGAGCGAGGCGAGTCGGCTCACCGTTCTTTTCCATCGGCCCCGGCATATTGCCCATGCGGGCGAGGAACGATGCGCGGCGTGGGTTGTCGCCTGACTTCACGGGAGGCTTGAGTGTCCCGCCTGTCTCGGCTTTATAGGAAGCACGACCCTTGGCGTTTAGACCGCCCTTCGGGTTCTTCCCCTCACTCCGTTGCCACGCTGCGCTCATTTGTTTTCGGGCTTCGCTGTCTTGGCTGACTCACGGAACGCCTTTGCGGTCGGTGCGCCTTTCTCACCCGGCTTACGCATACGCTCACCGCTGCCCGCAGCAATGCGCTCACGTTTAGCAAGGATGTTGGCGTACAAACCGGCTTTGCGTCTGCCGTCCATTACGGCGTGAACAGGCCAACGACCGTAATCGTGGCATTGCCGAGGGTTGTCGCTGTGACGCTACCCGTCGTCGCAATGTTCAGCGGGATCGTGTAGATGCCCTTCGGCGTATCAGCCGGGAGGGCGGCAATCGTGACACCACCAACCGCGAGGCTGGCATTTGCCGATACCGCCGTCGTGACCGCCACTACGGCGTGGTGGACGTAATCGCCCGTCAAACCAAACGTGCTGGTCGCTGAACCACCGACCACTACATACGAGTATCGGTATGGGTTATTAACTCCGCTCATATTCTCGCTCTCCGGGGCGAACGCTCATGCACCGCCCACATATCGTTAAGTGTGACCTGATTCTGCGGGCCGACGATCAACGCCTTGGGTTCCAGCGGGGTGACATTCGTCGGCTCTTGTCGCCACGCAATCGCTAACATCCGAAAGGCATCGGCAGGGTGACTCGTCCAATCGTGACGAGGTGTCTGCCGAAACGCCTTTTTGTCCTCGTCGTATTCTCGCTGATATTGCCTCAAGGCTTCAATACCATCTTCGCATCGTTTGTCAAACCAAACGCGAGGGAGCATCTGCCTGACGGCTTGGATGCCATCCTGCACCGATAGGTCGGGGACGATGGCGAGTTTGCTCACCCCGAGGAACTCGGCCATCTGCTCAATGATGCTCTTGCCACCAGAGGCCAGCGTCTTGGCCTTGGCATCGTGGGGTAGCCAATGCTTACCGTAGCGGTAGCCTCGGTCGCGGATGATGCCCGCAAGGTCAGCGATGCTGGCCCCCGAGATGCTGAAGAAGTCCACCACATGAATCTCGTTGCCGACCACTTGGTAGAACCAGCACGCGGTGTCGTCCTTGTAGCCCAAATCCCAAGCGGTGTGGACGGGTAGATGCTCGTCCACGGGAACGTGCGTGATGCGGCCTTGATCCTGTGCCTCGCGTAACTCTCGCCCGTAAAAAGCACCGAGAACCGCAGCCTCAAAACTGCATTCGTACTCCTGTAGGTACTGATCCTCGGTCAACTGCGCTTTAGCGGCGGCTAACTCCGATTCGGGGAGTAAGCCGGACTGACTTGCCGGTAAGCGCAACAGGAACCACTCGGTCGGGTCGCGTTGGGCGGTCTGGTAGATTTCCCAAAATTGGTTTTTGCCTTTTGGCGTACCAGCAAATACCGCCCACCCCTGCTTATCGGATAGCGCGGGGCGAATGACGTTACCGAATACGGACGGCTTGAAATCGCCGTACTCGTCCAAGTAAATGCCCGAGAACCCAAGGCCACGCATGGCATCGGCGTTATCGGCTCCGAATAGACTGACTTTGGCCCCATTGGTCAGTACCAAGGTCATCATCTGCTCGTTAGCGTCCTTGATGATCGGTTGGGCGTAGTACTTGAAGTAGTCCCATGCGATCCGGCGTGCTTGGTTAGCGAACGGTGCCACGTACCCAAAGAGGCCGTTTGGGCCTTGGTACATCGCTGCGGCCCGAATGATGTCGTTGACGGCTGCGACAGTTTTGCCCGCTCGTCTGTGCGCGACAAGACACGCCCAGCGTTTAGTGCGGTCATGGAAAGGCATGAACGCCCGGCGCGGGTTGTACGGCAGCAGGATGTCAGTCAATCGGCTTGCCCCAGCGGATGACTTGTTCTGTTTTCTGGGGGCCACCGTTTTCGCCCGTGACCTCCTGTTTGTCGCGCTGTCCGAGATACTGCTTTCCTAGCCATACGAGCATGGTCGTATTGCCAGCCTCGGCTGCCTCCCATTGGCGACGTCGCAACGACATTTTGCCGTTCTCCATTGCTCTTTTATATATGCCGCAAAACTTTTCGTCTCGCGTCAACGTATCAACGCTGCACCCCAAGAATGCAGCGATTTCTTCTTGCGTGCATTTCATTTTACCGAGGCGTTCAACGTCATCGTAATTGATCTCAAAAGGGGGCCGTCCACCCCCCTCACCTTGATGCCCTTGCTTTGGCAGCCCGGTGCGTTCGCTTACCCGTGTTTGTGCGCGTTTAGCCATTGTCACGACTCAATTCGCTCAAATCTTAATTCAATGTTCCAAGGACGCAACAATTCTATCAGTTCTGGATGGTTTTTAGGGTTTTCACTTAAATGCTTTATTGCGGCAGGAATGAGTTTGTTTACCAAACCTTCCGTCGCAACTTTCGTCAATGCTGATGGGGATGTGACCGTCAATACGTCTGTTGGGTTCGGTCGTCTCAACCAAGCAGCAACCCACCCTGTCCACCCACGCACGATCTTCCAACAAGTAACGTCTTGCAGGGCGGCTTTTGATATCCATCGCTTGCCTTTAGATTTTTCCTTCTTCGGTACTTGATATGGGGTCGGCTTGCGTTTACCGCCACCCGTGATGTTTGTCAGGTTGTCTAGCCCTATGCTGACAATCCGTTCTTCCTCATGTTCGTATGCAGCATCCTCGTCCCAGAACTCGGCAACCTTTTGCTTAATGATTTCGTGTCCATCTTCCCAGATAGACCTAATTTTGTTGCATTTGTAGGAGGGATACCCGCTCTGCGCTTCTTTTTCGTGTTCGTCTATGCGGTTTCCTTTGCCTTTGCCGACGTAAAAAACCTCACCCGATCTCGGGTCTATCAGTTCGTAGACATACCAAATCGTTAGTGCGCGAATCATTAGCCTTTCTTGGGCATATTCCGCATGGCTGCCGCAAGTTTCTTGCCTTTGTCGGCTTGGTTGAACTCTCGGGCTACGCTCTGGGGTATGCCTACCCGTTGGGCGAACGCAGGGTCGTGTGCCGCCGCAGCCATGAATCGTCGTTGCTTGTTGGAAGTGCTGGGCATGATTACTCTGCTAAATCTTCCAAATACTCCCGAAATGCTGATCGCTTATCGCCGCCTCGCCGCCTTATGTAAAACTGCGCGATATCCGCATCGGAATACCCATAAACCCGCCCGAAATCTATCGGCGATTTTGCGTTTTTTAATTTAGAGATTGCTTTTTCGTTTTTTCCAACAATCCAAGAGTCAAAGGCTATTGGGCTTGGCTCTATCGCATATCCTTCTTGCTTGAGACTTTGCAATAGTTCATCACCTTCCACCGTATCAGCATTTGCTCGTACTTCAGCAACTTCTGATTGACCTTTCCGCAACGATTCTAATTCTTGTTTTGAAGTTTTCGCCGTGTGAATTTTTCCTGTTTTTGCCAATGCCTCAAATTCTGTTTCTGTAATTTTTTGCATTGTTGGGTCGTAACCCTTTAACGCTCCGACCAGTTTGCCAAGCGGCAGCACAGAGGCTCCTGCCATCGCCATACCAGCGGGATCGTCAGCGCGTCGTGCGCGTTCAAAGTCGCGGGCAGCGAGGGCTGGCCCCACCCCCGGCACAAGGCTCCCGCCCATCTCTAGGGCCATGTCTATGGCATCGGTGTCCTGCGGCTGGTCTAGGCTCGTCAAACGCTCGTAGCGGCGTTTTACGTCGGCCTTATCACCGAGGTACTTGAGGGCGGCAGCGACTTGTTCGCGGCGTACCGGCATCTTACGAAAGGTTGGTCAGTTTGTATCGCAGCGACAACACTTCGTCCACGACCGCATCAAACAGGTTGACGAGTTCGGGGTCTTTCGGAAGCACGCTGCGGAGTTCGTCAAGGAACTCCAGCATCTTGTCGGCGTAGGCTTTCGGTTCTTTGCTGTGATGCCCGTTGGTCGGGTAGTTAGCGATCAGCCCATAGCGCCCTTGGTAAGCCTCGGCCCATGCGTCTACAAGATCGGGGATCGCCTCGTAGAACTTACGGAGTGCTTTGTGTTCGGCGTAGGACTTGGTGGCAAGGTGCTGAAG